GGATTTACTGGTTCTTCATCGGCAAATTGTGGTTGCATAACATCCATGATTTTATCAAAGATTTTTTTACCAAATTTATAAAGGAATACTTTTCCTTCATTTTCCGGATTAGCTGGGTCAGATACTACAAGAACATTTGACACATAGTGTAACCTTCTTTTTCTTTCCCTAGCGATTGCTTTATCCTCATCTCTACCAGTATTCCATAACACTGAATTCATTTCTGAAACAGGGTCTTGTTGTCCAATAGACGTTAATGAGTTTTCTATATACCATAGACCAGTAGGTCCTTTGAACCCGTGATCCCAGTATCTTACCCAAGGAAGATCTTCACCTTCTTTTGCTGGTAAGAACCTAATCACAGCGAATCCATTCCCTGCTTTATCTCTGGTAGGCTTCCAGAATCTAGTATCTTCATAAGAAGTAGTAGTTTCTGATTTAGTTGTGGATACAGCTTCCGCCGCCTTTACGAGTTTATCGATGGATGAGCCTCGCATGCTCTTAAGATTTTCTAAAGACATTTATCTTTCTCCTATATTTACTGAATTATCCACTTTATACATAACAAAATCAATTTATAATACTATTATACCACATTTTCATGTGTTTGTAAAGGTCTTTTTCAAAACATTTACACATTTTGTTTTATCGAACTTTACGAATGGTTTATATTTAGTAATCTTTCGAGAGATATCAGGCCAAATAATTGTTTCTGATATCTTCTTAGATTCTCTATCCATAAACCCAGTTATGGAGTCAATGATCACAACTGTTTCCAATTGTATTTCATCTTGCATCCATAACTGTATTACCAAAGGATGCTCATTATCATTTGCTTCTAATAAAGAGTCAAACTGATTATCCTCTGCTAATTTATTTATATCGTTTTCAAAGGTATACGATAAACTTTCCATAACTTTTTTGTGCTCTCGGTAATACCTTTCTCCACCTTCGTTGAGCATATCACCTACATATTTTACATCATTCTTAAAGTTAGCTACATAGAAGTCCATAAGGTTTTCATATGTATTTGCTATTTTAGCAAAAAAGTATTTATCTTTTCTTTTAAAAAACGATTGAGGTTTTATTGAAGTCTTAAAGTTATATTTAATTGCATCATAACTATCTGTTTCAAAATGTAGTTTTAATGCATTATATAATTTATAAGATTCAAAAGGGTCTTTCATATTGGAAGTTTATTTCCTTTCTTTACTCTTAAAAGATTTAAGTTAGTAGCTTCTGCTTCTATCTTTGCCTTAAGAGAATCAGTCAATAATCTTTTCATACTCTTGTAATCCAAACCTCTTTGTTCTACCACATAAGAAGCTGCGTCAATATAACTCATATTCCCTGTGGCGACTAAGTTTTCTACCGCAGTAGAAAATCTTTTCTTAGTCATTATTTTTTCTTTTACTTCTGAATCAACCAACGAATTCCTCTCCTTCGTCCCAAGCGCAACCTGTTAGGCCACCTGCTTGTAACGCTTTCAGAGTTCTAAGTACTTCTTGAGCATTCCTACCTGTATCAAGTGCATTCACTGAAACATGTTGAATTACTCTATCTTTATCAAAGATGAATGTTGCTCTATAACAAACACCTTCATCTTCATTTACAATACCTAACTCATGTGATAAACCCAATCCACAATCTGCGGCTAAAGCATGATTGATATTACCTATCAATTCATTATCTTTTTTCCATGCAAGTTTACAGAACTCATTATCACCACTTATACCTATTACATTAGCATGTTCTACTAATACATCCATACCAGCAATTTCTGTTGGACAAATAAAGGTAAAGTCTTTTGGATAGAAATAAACTACACTCCAATCTTTTTTCAAAGGAGTGTAACCTTCATCTACGTTGACATCAACAAAGTTATTATTTTCGTCAATTCCCTTAAGCGAAAATGCTGGGAATTTATCTCCTACGCTTAACATTAAAATACCCTCATTAATATACAGTCAGAGTTAATTCTTCCTGTTGGTTTATTTATCTTAGTTGTAATTCCATCCCATACTTTTTCAATCTGTTTTTCAGTTTTCGAAAGTATAAGTGGTAATACATCTTCTGGTTTTCTCAAAGTCGCAGTTCGACTTGAGTCATCAAAGTTCTTAATCGATGTACCTGATATTTCAAATCCATTTGCTGAATCTGTTTTATATTCAGTTAGCTTTCTTTGTTTAATATTATATACAAACAATTTATGACTACCTGGAATCAGTACAGGATTAATCGAAACAAGTTTAGATTGAATGTCTTCTTGACAATATTTCAATTTAG